TGAGATTGCCACGCTCAAACTGAAATCCGAACACAAGAAGGATTTGATTTCAAAAATCGAACAGAAGTCAGATTCTCAGTTGGAGTCGTATCGCAATTCAGAACAGGAAGAGCAGAAGTCTCTTGATTCTCTGATTGAGCGCAAGGACGCTCTGCAACAGGAAATGACCGAATTGGTTGCGAACACTGCGGCAATAGAAGCCAAGCGTGACTCGCTGAACCAGTACTCCTCTCTGAAGAAGCAGATGAGCAGCGGAATCAAGAAGGCACAGGAAGAAAGCACCTTCTATCAGACGCATGAGGATTGCCCTGTGTGCAAGCACGATCTTCCACAGGAATTCCGTGATGAGATGATTGCAAAGAAGCAGTCCCGGCAGACGGAACTAGAAGTTGCGTTGAAGCAGTTGGAAGAGATGATCCGCAAGGAAAAGGAATCTCTTGATGCGCTGCTTGAACAAGCAGATGTTGTTGCGGAGAAGAAGACGGAGATTACCAAGACAGACACCGCAATCGCTTCTTCAAAGAAGTACATCAAGCAGTTGCGTGATCTGCAAGCCAAGACGGTGCAGGAGCGAGACAGCATACAGGCAGAGCGAATTGCATTGGAAGCCATCAGTGCCGATCAGGAAAAGAAGGAAAGCGACCGAAAGGCATCGGTCGAAGACATACACACAATGGAGATTGCCACCGTTCTTCTCAAGGACAGCGGCATCAAGCGCAAGATCATCAAGAAATACATTCCTGCACTAAACAAGATCATCAACAAGTACTTGGTGACTATGGACTTCTTTGCACAGTTCACGCTTAATGAAGATTTCGTGGAAATCATCAAGAGTCGCCATCGTGACGAATTTTCATACGAGAACTTCAGCGAAGGCGAAAAACTGCGTATTGATGTGTCTCTGCTGTTGGCATGGCGTGACATAGCCAAGATGAAAAATTCAGCAAACACCAATCTGTTGATTCTTGACGAAGTGTTTGATTCATCTCTAGACGGTGTTGGAACAGAAGAGGTCATCAAGATTTTGCAAAATATGGGCGCGGCAAACAATGTATTCGTAATTAGCCACAAATCCGACCAACTGCTGGACAAATTTGCTAACATACTTACATTCAAGAAGGTGAACAACTTTAGCCGCATATGCACACCATGAGCAAAAAACTATCCAAAGAACGAGTGCAGAGAATCCTGAATGGTGGTTCCGAGCCGCTGTTCACCGCAGAGGACATGGCAACGGACGATAGCCGTGATCGCGCCATGAGTCGTGCCATGTATTGGTACAGGCAGTCTTTCAGCACTGCTGCTGCCAAGGAATGGATCTCTGATTGGCTTGAAGAAAAAGGCCGTACGGAAGATGCCAAACTTGTCACCCGTGCATCGAAGAGCCATCTACGGCTTGTGTCGCCGTACTGCCGAATGCAAGCCCGTGGATACAAGTTCACGGAAGAGCAGCACGAAACAATTGAAAAATACATTAGCGAACTCCTGAAGGACGCTCGTACCCATGTTCCCACCGATGAAGATGTTCCAAATATTCAAGACAGAGTACGGGCAAAGGCTAATCAGACTCTAGAAGAACTAGAGCCACTGTTTGACGATACATTCACCGGAGTCGCAGAGAAACGCTATAAGCCCGTCATAGCGTCTTGGATTTCTTCCAAGGACATGACTCGCCCTACTGCCATAATCGTTCGTGAGCGGCTAGAATCGGTTCTGGCAGAGGTTAAAGCGGCGTATACAAACACGGATCCTGATCTGGCAGAAGGATATTCATATTTGAAGAAATCATCCATGAAGCGCATCATTGAGATATTTGAAAGTGCTGTGTCGGAATTGAATTCAAAAATCAGTGGTCTGACTGCTGCCCGCAAGCCACGAAAGCCGCGTACTGTAAACGCAGAAAAACTCATCAAGCGATTAAACTACATGGAAAAAGATCCAAAGTCAGGCTTTACTTCCTTGGATCCCCGTGGTATAGTTGGTGGCGCAGGACTGATCGTGTTCAACACCAAGACCAACAAAGCAACCGTTTTCCATGCTGCTGAACCCAAGTTGGGCTTAAGCGTCAAGGGTTCCACCGTGACCGGATGGGACGAAAAGCGGTCGTTTGAGAAGACGGTTCGCAAGCCAGAACAGTGGTTGAAGCAGTCAAGTGGTTTTGGTGGCATGATGAAGTCTCTTGAGGATGTTAAAACCAAGTCCGCAACCCCAACAGGGAGGATCAACAAGCACTGCTTGTTGGTTAGAATCTTTTGATCCTAGTAGACAACAGCCAAGTAATCATGTCGTCCTTGTTCGCACAGAGGGATTTGGACTACACCGATGAGTCCTTGATCCGTCATATGGTGCTGAACACCTACCGTATGTACCGCAAGCGTTTCGGAAATGAATACGGTGAACTAGTCCTGTGCCAAGAGGGGCGGGGCGGCGAGTATTCATGGCGGCGCAAGTTCTTTCCCCTGTACAAAGCAGCAAGGCGTGAGTCCCGCAAGGACAATCCCGACATGTGGAAGCGGTTCTACGAGATCATGGATTCCGTCAGAACCGAAGTACGAGAAGTGTTTCCGTACAAGAACATTTCGGTGAGCGGCTGCGAAGCAGACGATGTTATTGCTGTTCTGACTCGTAATCTTCACCATAGTGAACCTGTTCTCATCTTGAGCGGGGACAAGGATTTTGGGCAGTTGCAGGTGTATCCGGGAGTGAAGCAATACTCTCCCATGCAGAAGAAGTTTGTGGTGGTTGACAATCCAAAGAGTTTCCTGTTTGAACACATCGTGAAGGGCGATTCTTCAGACGGTGTTCCCAATGTTCTCTCCGATGATGACTGTTTCGTGACGGATGGAAAGCGACAGAAGCCCATCACACGGAAGCGGTTGGAAGAACTAGAGAAGTCTTGGGCAGAGAGCGGTAAGGTTCCTGATGCCGTTGCTGCCAATTGGAACAGAAACGAGACACTAATCTCGCATCTGTGCATTCCTTCAGAGTACGAAACCCGTATCATGGAGGAATGGAACAAGCCGTTCGCCGCTAATCGCTCCAAGATTTTGGGGTACATGATTAGCAAGGGATTGAAGAATCTAATTTCAGAAATAGGAGACTTTTGATGGAACAGCCTAGAAATTGGGACGATATGGATCGTGCCGCAAAGAAGGCTCGTAAGAGTGCTTCTGTCAAGAAGAAGCGTGGAAAGCGGCATCAAGACCGCCAAGAGTTGCGTAACTGGCTAAACGATCTAAATTCAGGCAGAAAGGGACGATACGATGAGTACGGCGACGAAGAGTGAGACAATGAAGATTTCTAAGCGGACTTTGGACATCCTCAAGAATTTTGCGGGGATCAACACAGGCATCTTGGTGAACGAAGGCAATACGATTAGTACCCTTTCCAACACCAAGAGCATTTTTGCGGAAGCAAAGGTGGATGAAACCTTTGCCCGTCAGTTTGCCCTGTGGGATTTGAACAAGTTTCTTGGAACGGTGAGTCTGTTCAAGGATCCGGAATTCGTCTTTGAGCAGAACTACATCACTATTCAGAACGGCAAGTCAAGTCTGAAGTACTACTACTGTGATCCGAAGTTGGTGCTGTCCACCAACAAGAAGATCAACATGCCCAAGGCTGTGGTGTCGTTCACCCTGCTGTCCAAGGATTTCTCGGAAATCCTGAAGGCAGCATCGGTGCTTCAGGTTCAGCACCTTTGCGTTGAACCAACAGAAGACGGCAAGCAAGTGCAGATTGTTGCCCGTGACAAGGACGACAGCACCTCCAATCAGTATTCTTTGGTGGTTGGAGAAAACGACAGCGGTGCCAATTTTGAGTTTATTTTCGATGTGGAGAATTTGAAGATTCTCCCCGGAGACTATCAGGTAGAGATTTCCGAAAAGGTGGTGAGCAAGTTCTCAAACAAGAACGAGCCACTTTCGTATTGGATTGCTCTGCATGCTGATTCTAGTTACACCCCCTGAAAGGAAACATGAATACCAACGAAACCGTGAAGGGTCTTTGGGTTGAGAGATACCGTCCGCAACGAGTTGAGGACTGTATCTTGCCACAGGACACACAGGAAGCGTTCGCCCAAATGGTGAAGCGCAACGAACCGCAGAACTTGCTCCTGTCAGGAGGAGCGGGTTGCGGAAAGACCTCTGTGGCAAAGGCACTGTGCAATGATCTTGGATGTGATTGGTTGATGGTTAACTGCTCGGAAGACGGCAACATCGACACACTACGCACCAAGATTCGCCAATTTGCGTCAACGGTGAGCCTCACCGATGGTGTTAAGAAGGTGGTCATTCTAGACGAGTTTGACTATTCAAACGCACAGTCCACTCAACCCGCCCTTCGCGGTTTCATTGAGGAGTTTGCGGCTAACTGCCGATTCATCTTGACTTGCAATTTCAAGAATCGCGTGATTGAGCCACTGCACTCCAGATGCACTTGCATTGACTTCAGAATCCCTCAGAAGGAAAAGGCAAAACTGGCTGTTCGCTTCCTGAAGCGGGCAGAGGATATCTTGAAGCGTGAAGGGATTGAATACGATCAGAAGGTGGTTGCCCAACTCGTTGGCAAGTATTTCCCTGACTTCCGCCGTACCCTGAACGAGTTGCAGCGGTATTCCGCTTGCGGCAAGATTGATGTTGGTATTCTTAATTCCATTGCCGATGTACAGATCAAGGAATTGGTCAAGTGCATGAAGAGCAGGGATTTTGCGGGTGTTCGCAAGTGGGTGGTGGAGAACTTGGACAACGACACTACTCGGATATTCCGTGCGGTGTATGACGGGCTTTACGAAAACTTGGAAGGCGGTTCCATCCCACAAGCGATTCTTATTCTTGCGGACTATCAGTACAAGGCAGCGTTTGCTGCTGACGCAGAGATCAACCTGACTGCTTGCATGGCACAACTAATGATGGAGTGTAAGTT